TCCTGATACCGGCGTAAGTATTCGTCAGTACTACGGCTCGTTATTCGGTCAAAACCAAAGAGGGATGGTACACGACTGTATATGGGGATCTACCTTGGTAGATGAATATGCAATGTCTGTGATATTCCCGCTGTAATTTAACGGGTACAAATTCTCCTTTGATGAACATGAACAAAATAGAGGAATGAAAAAATGACAGCACCTTTAGGACCCAATGTACCGATGGTTAACCTCGGTAATCTTTATATAAGTGGATTAGCCATAAGCTGGTTGTCCACGAGTACAATTCAAGTAACCCCTGGCCAATGTCGGGATAGCACAGACATAAATGATATTAAGTTACCACGCACTATCACTTATGGACCTTCTGCTAACCCTATTACCATTACACCGTCTTACATCATTAGCACAACACAAAGCGGTGCTTTAGGTGTAGACGTATTGCCTACAGCCGGTGTTGCTGCTAATACCTTGTACTATGTGTATGCAATTGCAAATAGCAATAACACTAATGCTGATCAGCCTGGATTTGACCCAGCTAATCTAGCAAGTGTTATGTTATCTCTAAGTGCAAGCGCACCTACATTGCCAAGAAATTATGATATGTACCGAAGAATCGGATGTGTCCGCACAGATGCAACAGCTGCACCTAGCCACATAATTCCTTTCTTCCAAGATGCATCATCAAACAGTGCAAATCGTACAATGACATATTGTACGGATGGCGTTGCAGATTTAATTGCTCTTAATGCAGGTAGTGATAATGCTTATACAGCTGTTCCTTTAACAGGGTTAATGCCTCCATTGGCTACAACTGTAACATTTAGAGCTGCGCTAACACCTAATGCTGCTGGGGATACGTTGTTCTTACGTCCAACAAACGCACTTGCTGGTCTACAAACCACTGCAGGTACGGCTCGTTTAAGCGGTGACGTTGCAGCTGTTGTGCATCAGGACATGATATCGGTTCAAACTAACGTAGCTGCTGGTGTTACAAGCGTTGACTATAAGTTAACCGTTAACACCGATGTTGCAACCTTAGTGCTTCAAAGCTACGTTGACGAGCTATAAGGAGTTGACGTCATGGCATATAGCGTTCTGAATCTCATTACTAATGCATTCTACGTTGCTGGGATTGTTGGTCGTGATTTTCAGACGCTATCTGGCACTCAAACACAGACTGGGCTGGATGTTCTTAACGATATCCTAGAGGATAAAGTTATAGAAACAGATATGATTCCGTATTGGAACACTCAATTTCAATTTCCAGCAACCGTTAATCAAGAAAAATACTTTATACCTAATCTGATTCGCGTAGAAACCCTAACGTTTTATATAGATAGCGTTAGATATAATACTTGTGAAGTTCCAATGGATAGGTATTTTGGGTCTGCAAGGGCTAATAATATCGATTCATTGCCATTTACTTGGCATCAGTCCCGAGTTCTAGGGGGCGTAAACATATTCCTGTACTTCTTTCCTCAGCAAAACTACACGATAGAAATATGCGGAATATTTAGACTCTATCAAGTAAGTCTTAACCAACAATTGGATTTAACTCAAACCGTGGCGAACCTCGGAACTGCCACTGTGAACGGAACTGGAACATTCAGTGCCAATCAACTGGTTGTTAATGGTATAGACCTAGCAGGCACATATGCTAATATAAATGCATTAGTAACTTATATAAACACAGGCGTTATTCCAAATATAACAGCACAAGTTGTAGGAACAGAGTTCCATTTAATTGCGGCTGCTCCTAAATTTTCAATTGGTAATTTTAACATCAACATAACAACCCTAGGGACGGAAGGAAATGTTAATAATATTACTTTTTCTAATTTTAGTACTACAACTGGGCCTAATAACGTTACATATTTTCCGCAAGGCTTAGAACGATTCTACATTAACTACTTGAAGTATGCGCTTGCATGCAGATTATGCAAGGAATACAACTATACGGTTCCTGCTGGAGCAGCCCAACAACTGCTTACTTACGAGGAGCTAATATCCAAGCGCTCTGCGCCTTTGGATTTAACGAACGCCACCATTTCCACGTTGACTGATGAAGATTCGTATATATCATATGGACAGGTTAATATCGGCCGTGGGTGGACTACTGCAGGTTATTAACTTATAAAAAAGGTGAAGAATGAGGCAAACGCCAGAATCCGGCCAAATTCCCGTCCTTGTATGCGGAAGCAGCGTTTTCGGGCGTTATCCAAAAATATCATCGGAAAGAACTTATAATCTTTTCCTAAGCGATGAATGGCTTGTTAATATGGCCGGCTATGCAAAGATATTAAGCGTTGCACCAAGTGGCCAAGGGCGTGGAATATTTAGGTCTGTTAGAGGTGGGTTTTTAATCGCTGTAGTGAATTCTACAGTTTATGCTATTTCTAATTTACTTAGCCTTACTTTGATAGGAACTATTGCTACTGCGGCCGGAGAAGTCTTTATAGCTGAAAATCTAAACCAACAAATATGCATTGCGGATGGAGTTAATGCATACATCTATAACTATAGCTTGGGATTTCCGAATTTAACAGTTCAAGCTACAGCTCCTTTAATTCCAAATTACGTGGTATATCACAATACTTTTTTTCTGTTTGGAAATGCAGATACTACATCTTCAGGTGCTTCATGGTATGCATATGCTTATGCCACCCCTACAACCATTTCAACAACAGCGAATAATACATTTACATTGCAAACAAAGCCTGATTATCCAATCGCAGTAGTAAGATTGCCAGGACAAGCTTCGAATGTTCTAGTATTCGGAACTTCGGTTTGCGAAGTTTATACGAATGTAGGAGGGCTTCAAAACTACAGACGTAATAATACCGTAAACATAGATTATGGGTGCATATCCGTTAGCACCATAGCCACATCAGATAAATACGTAACATGGCTTGCTGTAAATGAGAACAATTCTCCAGTGATAATGGTTTTTAGCGGACAAGGGTATCAGCCAATCTCTTCTGATGGAATAGACTATGTCTTGGGCCAAATTAAATTCCCAGCTCAATCAACCGCTTCTTTCGTACGTGAAGACGGACATCTTTTCTATCAGCTTACGTTTTACAATCCCGCTGATAATTTAACTTTAAAGTATGATTTTACGACTGAAAAATTCTTTGATGCAACGGACCATTTCGAAAACTATCATCCGGCACGAGATTACGTTTACTTTAATGGGAAAACTTATTTTATTTCGTTGAATAATGGCTCCTTATATGAGTCCAGCACGAACTATACAACATATAATGAAAGTGTAGATTCAGTAGACCCAACTATAAACTATATAATTCCTCGCACTAGAGTTACTAATACAGTACAGTTGCCGGACACTTCCAGATTTATTGCAAACTCGTTAGTGCTGATGATAGATCAAGGAAATGACCTTGGATATATTGGCCTTCAAGAGCCTTTTGTTGATGCAAATCCACCAGGTTATGTTCCTCGTGTGGATTTAACAATCTCTGAGGATTCAGGTATTAGTTGGTCAAATACGGTTTCCAGAAACCTAAATCCGGTTGGATACAGAAAGAATCAATTAACTTGGGAAAAAATGGGACAATCGAACTCTTTGACCTTCAAGTTTAGATTTTGGAGTACGAGTTTTGTTGTAGTTAACAATGCAGTTTTGGACATTTACTCATGACAAATTTAACATTGCCGACATACGTTCAAAATTCAGATCAAGAAAATTACAACATTGAACTTAATCAGACATTGCGGGAATTTTTAAACGATAACTGGTGGTTGCCACAAAGTTTAACAAATGCCCAAGTTACAGCTTTGACCAATAGTTTTCCAACTGGGGCTTTTTGGTTTAATATTGATATAGCAAAGATGCAGCTTTGCACCGCCCCTGGCGTTGTTGAGACTGTGACAAGCGTATAGGGAGATAAGGATATGTTTGGAAATCTTGGTATGGCATTCGGCGCAGCTAGCAATATTCTTGGGAATCGTGCTAACAGAAGACAAGAGAGAGGCGATAGGCGCGCTGGGGAAATGTATAACCCATCTGCGGCTGCAAACCCATATCTTAATGCAATACCAGGTGAAGCAAGACCTTATTATGACCCCTTTATAAATTCAGGAAGAGAGGCTCTTAGAAACACTCCTGGAATGCTGGCAGGTGCTGCTGGTTTATATGATGATTCTTCAGTAATAAATGGTAAAACATTGCCACTTCAATATGAGAAGATGGCTCATAACCCCACTGCATTTATGGACGCATTGATGCAAGGCTATAACCCTTCGGTTGGATATAAATTTAAGCAAAAACAAATGGAAGATGCCATGAGAAATGCGGCTTCTGCTGGTGGCTTTGCAGGAACTCCGTTTCATCAACAGCAACAAGCTGAAGCAGTCCAAGGACTTCTGGGTTCGGATATGCAACAGTATCTTGAAAATGCATTAGGGATTACTCAAGCTGGATTACAAGGAAAAGAGAATAGAATCTTGGGTCATGAAAGAGCGCTTGAAAGAATTCTAAATCATCAAGAAAATAACCTCAATAGAGGGTTTCAGGCTTCTCTTGGTCTTGGAGACCTGTTGGCCAATGTAAAAGGTTCTCAAGCTTCTAATGCTTATACTGGGGCTGCCAATGACTACGCTAGGGCGCTTAGAGGAAATGCTATGCGAGCCGAAAATACTAGAAACAATATCGCAGGATGGTCTAACCTTGGAAATCACGCAATAAATATGTTTGGTGGAATGATGGGCGGCGGAATGCCAGGCGGAATAGGTAGGAGATACTAGAGATGGCATTTCAACCTATAAATTTTCAGCCAATAAATGTCCCGATGCCTTATGAGAATCCGGAGCCTCTTTATCTGAGGCTTCAGAACGATAGGCAAAAGATGCTTATGGACCAGCAAGCGCTTTCACAAGCCCAAGCAAACTCATTTATTAAAGATCTCGAGGCTAAGTATGCAGAAAAAAAGATTTTATCAGATTTAGAACATCAGCATGCTCGTGCTTTAAATCAACAAAGAATGGGTATGGGTATCAGCTTAGGAAAAGGCGGTCAAGGAGCACAAAAACAATATGCACCTAGTAATATAGGTAAGCTATTAAACGAACAAGAAGCTATTATAAGTACGTACGGAGAAAATTCTCCACAAGCTCTTATTATGAAAGCAGCAATAGAAAAAGCTACAATGGCGACAGGTCCAAAGTCTGGAAAATATGCACCAACAAATCTTGGTAAATTGATGCAAGAAAGGGATAAAGCAATAGAAATATATGGACCTGAATCTGAACAAGCGCAAGCCTATGATTTGCAGATTCAGAAGTCAACTACTGATGCTGATACTCGTAAAAGAAGCCTTTATGCATCTAACCTAGAAAAATCTATGAATAGTTATGATCCTATTGCTATCACTAGATATTCAGGACCCGGTGGTGCGGCGAAGCTTAAAGCTGAACAACTTCGAGATTTAGCAGGACATCCTTCAAAAGAATATTTAGAATATAAGGACGCACTTGTTGCTGCTGAATTTGAAACATCTGAGTTAAGGCAGTTCTTTGGCGATTCTATAACACCTCAAGTTAGAGAACATTTAAACAAATTGGCTAATCCTTCATCCCTTGGAAGCAGCCCTGAAGCAGCAAAAAGACAGCTAGAAAAATCTAGAGCTATAGTTAGAAAGCAACTAGAGACTTTCAGGGGCGGATTAAAGAGCAAGAAAGAACATCTTGGTCCAGGAATTTCAAATACTGATACTAGTAATATTAGTAAAAAACAAGAAGATAATCCTATACAAGATGATCCATTTGGGGTATTTTAATGAATATACAAGAATTCAGAAATAAATATCCTCAATACGATAATATTGATGACGATACGTTAGTAAATAAGATATACGATAAATACTATGCATCGAAAATTCCTAGAGAACAATTCTATGGGAAAATAGGATACGCTCCAAAACAAAGTGAGCAAGAACTTCTATCACAGCTTAGCCCCCAAGAACAATTTATAAGTGCACTTTTTTCTGGAATAGCAGGCGCAAATAAATCATTTGGTGATACTGCACATGGAATTATGCAACCAGCACTTGAAAGTGAGTTTGTTAACAGAGAGTTATCTCCTAATTTAAGAGAAGCTTCTCAGGCATTAGCACGAGAAAGAAACGATATCTATGAACGAGAAAAGGCACTTAATCCTTTAAGTGCTATGGGTGGGTACGGTACTGCAGAGATTGCTAAGACCTTACCGGGTATTGCTGCAGGCGGTTCAGGTTTAGTACCAATGGCTGGAAGGGGTCTTGTTGGATCCACAGTAGGTGGCGGCTTATCAGGGGGTGCAAGCGGTGCAGCAGAATATGTTAATCCAGAAGAATCTAGATTAGAAAATGCTGGATATGGAGCGTTGCTTGGCGCATTGCTTCCAGGAGCTGGAAGATTAGTTTCTGCTCCATTTAAATATGCCAAGAGATTATCGAAAGCATATCCTGCTGAAAAGCTGGGGGAAAATATAATTGCAGCAAAATCTGCAGCAAAAGAAAAGTATTCCAAATTATATTCAGATATTTTTAAAGAAGCTGAAGACTCTGGAATAAATCATATTAGAAAACCTATTAAAGAAACGGTTAATAAAAATCGCAGATTACACATAAATCAGCCAAAATTAAAACCATCTAATCCAAATAAATATGGTGAGGCTTATGCGGCTTTTCAAAAAAATCCTACTCCAAAATTAGCACAAGAGACCCAAAGTGATCTTGGAAAGTTAATATACGAAATAAGATCTAGTAAAACTGGAAAATTAAGCTCAGAGAAAGCTAGAATAGAAGAACTGAAAAAGTTACGAGAAGGAATTATTAATGATTTAACAACATCATTTGAAAAAAAATCTCCAGAATTAGCTAAAAGATATAAAAAAGTTGGAGAAGGCTATAAAAAAGATGTTGTTGAGTATGACAAAAGTAATGCATTTAGAAAATTTGAGGAAGGCGGATTAACAAAAGAAGAGTTGGTAGATGCATTAGTTAAAAATAAAGATTTTAGAAATAAAATGAAGCATGTTCATCCCGAGTTAATAACCAGAAAGAATGCTCCTAAAGTGGCAATTGGATTAGGATTGGGTGGAACTACTCTTGGA